TCACCCAGAAGGACCGACTGTAAATCTGGATAAAGTTTCACACAAGATCACAGAACTTTCTTGGAAAGGAAATGATGTTGTAGGAAAGGCACAAGTATTGGATACTCCAATGGGTAATATCGTAAAAGGTTTACTTGAAGGTGGTGTTCAACTAGGAGTGTCAACTCGTGGTATGGGTAGCCTTGAGGAAAAGAATGGCACGATGTACGTCAAAGACGACTTCGTTCTTAATACGGTTGATATCGTACAAGATCCATCAGCACCAACAGCTTTTGTAAATGGAATAATGGAAGGTGTGGAATGGGTTTGGAACAATGGTGTTATTGAACCTCAAGTAATTGAACAAATGGAGACTGAAATTAAGACAGCTCCACGCGCTGACCTCTATGAGGTTCAGACACGTGAGTTTAAAAATTTCCTCTCGTTAATGAAATCTAAATTGTAAGGAGTCAAACATGACTGATCAAGTAGACCAGGATGTTGAGCTCGACGAGGAAATCGAAGAAGCTCACGATCCAAAGAATGCTGAAGCTCAATCAGTTGCATCTGTAGATGCTGCTGAGAAAAAAGGACCTAAAGCGCCAAAGCGTAAGGGTGACAAGAGTAACAGCCAACCGTCTGAATTAAAACCTGCTGGCAAGGCAATGAAGGCCGAAAACGTAGAATTTGATGGAGACTTTAGTGACGACCTTAATGCACTTGTAGAATCTGAAGCTACATTGAGCGAAGAGTTCAAAGCTAAAACAGCAGTAATTTTTGAAGCAGCGGTAAAGTCAAAAATCTCAGAAGAGGTTAATCGTTTGGAAACTGAATATGCTGAGCAATTGGCAGAAGAAGTAGAAGCAACGAAATCTGATCTTGTAGAGAAGGTTGACAGCTACCTCAACTATGTAGTTGAGCAATGGATGGACGACAACAAAGTAGCAATCCAAACAGGTCTTCGTACCGAGATTGCAGAAGGCTTTATGAACAAGTTGAAAGACGTGTTTACTGAGTCTTACATTGAAGTCCCAGAATCCAAAGTGGACCTAGTTGACGAATTGGCAGAAGCTAACGAAGGCCTTGAGGCTCAAGTTAATGAAGCAACTGCTAAAGCTATTACACTTGCAGAAGAAGTAGAATCATTTAAACGTGCAGCGATTATTCGGGAAGCGTCTAAAGATCTTGCTGACACTCAAATGGAAAAGCTAGAATCACTAGCAGAGTCTGTAGATTTTGACAACGAAGAATCTTTCGCACAGAAAGTTGCTACGTTGAAAGAATCATACTTTGCAAAAACCAAAACCACTGAGTCTATTGTAGAGGACACTGATGACGCTTCTGATGAAGTTGAAGTATCCCCAATGATGGAACAGTATATTAACGCATTACGCAAATCAAATAAGTAAGTAGGAGATCCAATTATGGAAACTTATGATCGTCTCGTAGAGAAATGGTCTCCGGTATTGAACGAAGAATCAGCCGGTTCAATTGCAGACGCCCACAAGCGTGCTGTTACCGCTGTCGTTCTGGAGAACACAGAAAAAGCAATCCGTGAGCAGGGCGAACAAGCCTCAATGATGACGGAAGATGCAGCTGCAAACAACACATCTGTTGCTGCTAACTGGAACCCAGTATTGATTTCACTAGTACGTCGTGCTATGCCAAACATGATGGCATATGACGTATGTGGTGTTCAGCCAATGTCTGGTCCAACAGGCTTGATCTTCGCAATGAAGTCCAAGTACAAAACAACACGCGCTGGTGCAACAGCTAACAATGAAGCACTGTTCGGTGAAGCAATTTCAGGCTTCTCAGGTGACTCTGGTAGTTCACAAGGTGCTGACGGTTCAGGTGTTGGTGGATTGGCTAACGTCGATTCAGCTGGTGCTATCCCAACATTTGGTGGTGGTATGTCTACTCCAAATGCTGAGCAACTAGGTACAACTGGTGAGTCTGCTTTCGCTGAAATGGGTTTCACCATTGAAAAAGCAACTGTGACAGCTAAGTCACGTGCTTTGAAAGCTGAATACACACTAGAGCTAGCTCAAGACTTGAAAGCGATTCATGGTTTGGACGCTGAGACAGAATTGGCAAACATCTTGTCAACAGAAATCTTAGCTGAAATTAACCGTGAAGTGATTCGTACAATCAACTCTCGTGCTAAAACTGGTTTCACAACTGCTAACGC